CAGCGTTTTTCTCAAACAGAGCCGGCATCTGACCGAGCAGGCGCTCGGCTGAGGCAAAAGCGGTGTTATCTGCCCATATACTTTTCATCGCAGCGCCAGACTTGCCGAAAATCTGCATGGCAGCCCGTGTCTTCTCGGACTCGTTTCTGAGCGAGGCGATCGCAGAAGATATTTTTAAAAACCTTTCAGCGGTCGATAGCTCCGTCAACTCCTCGATATTTAGACCAAGCCGTTTAAAAACCATCTCCAGCTCGCCGCCGGTATCTCTCGCTGCGATCAGATTTTTGTCCATCTGAAAAATAGCGATCGACAAACTTTCGGTCGATAAACCAGCATCCTTGAACGCCTGCTGAAATATCGTCACCTCCCGAACGGTCAGTTTGGTTTGGGCGGCAACGTCGCTTATACCGCCAGCCATATCAGCAATATTCTTAATCCCAGCGCCAAGCCCGGCTAGTGACAGCGCGCCGCCCAGCCCTGTTAGGCCCAGCGTCAATTTGGAAGCGAACCCGGTGAGGTTCCCGAGCGTTCCCTTGATTTTAGAAAAGCCTTTTTCAACCGCCGCCAGACCTGTCAAGGAAAGATTAAATTCTACTTTATGCTTATTTGTCGCCATTTTTTAAAACCCTTTCTTTTTCTCAAGTCCGTATTCTGCAAGCTCTTCCATCGTTTTTTGGATGCGGCGAGCCTCGCCCTGACCCGATTGGTCTTTGCTAAAATCCAAAGCCTTTACCAAAAAACCAATTAAAGGATGGAAGAACCGGGAGGCGTCCAGTGCCTGATTTCGCACATGCGCTTCTTCTAAGAGCCAGAGTTCATCCAGACTCATTTTTACCACATCCCGCGTTGTCACACCCAGCCGATCAGCCGCTTGAGCAACGTACTCACCCAAACTTAAGACTGGGGTTCTTCTGATTTCTCCTGGTCTGATAGGACGGCTTCCTCTGGCTCTTTCAAGCCCAGAAGGTTTTTCATTTCGGTCTCGAAGGCTTTCGCAGCCTGATATCGAGTAAAAAAACCCTTATTCATCTCCTTACACGCTTCAAAAAGCGGCTGTAAATGATCACCGTGCAAGTGTTTTTCAAGCCATTCTGCCTCTTTACCAGTGGTAAAAGAAATCATGGTTATCTGCACGTTGTCAAATGAGGTGGTTAGCGTATTTTGCAAAGACTTCCACTGCTCAATCGGGATAGGGTTTAGCTCAAGGTCAACTTCTTCGGCGGTCGTTACAACGCGGCCGTCTACTTCTTCGCGTTTGATTATCGTGGCTGTGTAAATTTGACCGAGAATAGTCTTGTTTTTATCAGCTATTTTTTGATTAATGTTTTTATTCATAGTTTCTTAAAATTCTTCCAGTGTTGCGGTGCCTGCCCAGAGCTTTGACTCAGTCGGAGCATCGCTTAACTCCCATTTAGTTGGCTCCAAAACACTTTTGAGCTTTGGATAAAAAGCATAGCGCATACCTTCAAACTGTGGCATTTTTAAAATTCGTTTTGCTTCGCGGCTCCATTGCGGGCCCTCATGATAAAAATGTTTTTCCATTGCTTCATAATCGCCAAATTCAAGGGGTACCGGATTGTGAAAAACTGCGTAGCTAACCACACCCAGAACGCAAGCAATTTCTTGAGTGGGGAGCCCGCTACATTTTACTGTGATTAAGCGGCTTTCGCTGGCGTCGGGGCTCCCCGGGTCAACACCATCCTTCAAAACTAATTTGACGGCGGCTACAATCACAAGATAGCAATCTTCAGCGGCAATCTGATAACATCCCTCAGTCGGCTCAGCCTTGTACCTTAAAAACGAGATTGGATTCTCGATTTTATCATTTTGGCCGTGAGCACAAACGGCTGCACCTGCCCACAAATTAAAAACTGGGTCACTGTCGCCAGTATCAATAAAAAATTCAGCGGCGGGATTATTAGCTGGATTATCAGGGTTCTCAGGGTTATCCGGCTCACCCACATCATCTGGATGCGGGTTGTCAGCTCCGCCGGGCGCGTCGGGGTCAACAGGCTCGCCGTTACCGTTGCCATTCCCGCCGGGCTCCTCCTCACCCGCACCGTTCCCAGCCCCCTCATCAATATCGCCAAACACTGGCTCCATCGGGTCTTTAAAATAGTTGTCATCCCCCGGCATCGGTCGGTCAGCCAGATCGCGGCTATAGAGCGGCTCCGGCTCAAGGGCTTCTCGCCAATTAATTTCTCTGGGCAGACAATCCTCAGGATTATCTAAAATATAAAGCGCCCCTGACGGCTCGTCAGGAAGCGCTGGGCGGCTCGCGGTAAGATGTAACATAGCCTTTGCTCTTAAGTAATTTTAGCGAGATGCGTTTGTATCGTTACCCAACCGAGCCCCTCACCTTTAGCGCTGAGGGCCCTGCCGATTCTAAAATCGCCACCTTCGCCAGCTTTTTGCACGCCGTTTGTGGTGTCCGAAAAGACCTTGTCGCCTATTTCAAAATTATCTGTACTTTGTACACGGAAAACGCTCTTGCCATAAATTCCCAAAACGCGACCTTCCATGGTTGTTTTGCCGTCAGCAACATGGCATTTGACGCACACTGCAAGCGGCGGTTGCTCGCCACCGTCAGGGTCAACATCGCCAGTGGACGTTGCCCCGCACGGGTAAAAACCCATCTCTGAGTGCGCCTCCATCAAAAGACCAGTAAAATTAAACTCGCCGGTATACGGCTTTGAAAACACCTTGTCAGAGGGAAGCGCAGGAGCGACAAGCTCGCCTGGGCTCACCCCTAGCCCTTGGATTGGAGTAGAAATAATCGTATCACTCATAACTTAAAGCAGTTGCGTGTTTTCCCACATGGTTAAAAAGGCAATGATGCGTTTTGACTCGGTGGTAGCTTCCAGAGCTCGACCGGAGATACCCGTTCCATCTATTTTGAGTTTACCGTCTCCGTCCGAAAAAACAGGATCGCCTATTTCAATTGACTCGCCCACTGCCACTGTTCCCCAACAAATTTGGCCAAAAAGGTCAAACTGACAAACGTGACCTGAGGCAGTCTCTCTGGATGCCTCGGCTGAGACTAGCCATGCTCCAGAGCTACCACTCGGAAAAGCTTGCCCACCTGAATAGCCGCAGACAATTCCGCGCTCAAGAGGGGCGCTGCACGGCAATTCAATGCGCATTGGCATCGGCTGATAAACCTCAGTCTCATCAATACCTTGGATTGGTAATTTAACTATCATAATTTAAAGAATTTGTACTTTATTAAGCGGGGATTCCAACTCAAAAAGGTTAAAGTTAGGTTTGGTAAAATCATTGTCGCCAAAACGGGTGCTGCCCTCCTGACGGAAGACACCCCAGCAGTTTACAATGATGCGTTTTTGCAAGGCTGGGTCGACAGCCTGCCAGACTGCCCAAACCTTTGGCATGGGTCGCGAGCCAAGCTTCCCAATTCCCGTGACAGGGTCAATCTGCGTGCCGAAAACAACTTCTAGCGCGGCGATATTAACAGTGTTTAAAGCAAAAGCGTAAACCTGTTTGTAGCTAGTGACAACTTGATCTGCCACTTTCATAATGACCGGATCAGGTATCTTCAATTCGACCTCTTCCAGCTCTGGATTAAGGTCAACATCATTTATATCACCCGGTTTCTGCCAAACATCGGCATCCAGAATATCCATGGTTGGGATATTGAATTTATCGACCTTCTGTCCGGTCGACGGAATAATCTGGCCCTCGAAAGCAATACATAAATGATTGCCTACAAACAGGCTTCTTGGATCAGTTTTGTTACTCATAAATATTAGTCTTTCTTATTTATCAAATTGTCGCGAAAAAATGAAGGCTAGCACGATTGCCAAAACGGCAAACAAGCTACCGATTAGTATAGTGCGGTCTTGCGTCAAAGCTGGCAGCACGGTTAAAGCCAGTCCAGCGCAAAACGTTAGCGCAATCACTTTGAGTCCGGGCGTAAACCGGCTAGGGTAGCGCGCTTGAAAATAACTCATGACAATTGCGGCGATTATCAAAATGATACCTGCATACATGACAGGCTGCATTTTGCTAATGACCGCCGCGGCTTTTTGGACACCCACCCAACCTTCCCTAGCAACATCCTTCTGATGCTCGCCTATGGAGGTTTTATAGGTCTCACGCACCACTACCCAGTTTGTATTGTCAAAAATTGAGGGCGCAAACACGTTGCTACTCTCGGTTAAAAGATTAGTTCGGAGAACCAGCACGGGGATCATCTCACGGCTGTATTCAGCCAACGTTGGGGCTTGTGAGTTCTCCGGCTGAGAAACTTTGATACCTGGGCTTTTACCCGAGACCACAAGGTCAGCTTTACCGCCTTGCAGTGGGGGAGCTACCTTCTGGAGTCCGCTACATCCAGAAAAAATGATAATGAGCGCAAAGAGCATAAGCATTATCGCCAGCTCCACCATCATCATTTTATCAAAAGCGTCTCGTTTCATTCTACACCTTTTTTGGCTGCTTTCTTCTCGCGGCGCCGCTCGAACCAGTCAATGATTTTAGTTGTCGATAAAATAATTGTGACGGTCGCTGATATAATCGAAATCAGCAAACCTACCACACCAAAATAGTTTTGCATCGCCACTAAAACACCGCTCGTAGAGGTGCCTACCACTGCATGTTTCCAATCCCAAACTTCTAACAATTTATTATACATTTTTTAAATTTATTTTATACTGACAGTGAGCAAACACCACGCTTGAGTTTGGCACTTCAAATCTCGCAACCTCACCTAAAATAAAACGCTGCTTGAAACAGCTATGCTGCACAGATAAAACAACGCGCTCAACCTCAGTCACCAAATCATCATGGTTAGGCGCATCCTTTTTAATCGGGCCGCTCAAAACAATAATTGGGAATCTAGCTTCGCGCACGGCTGCATACGGCACTGCATCCAAAGTTTTGCGTTGGCTAGGCGAGCAAACCACGATTGCTGCACCCAAAGCCCTTAAAGCTTCCCTTGCATTTTTGTGAGTGCAAACCTCGTGACTACCGCCTGTGACTGCCCAATTCCAAACGTCGCCAGCATCATCATTAAAAATTGCATCGGCTAAGCTAGGAAGCAACTCTTTAAGTTTAGCGACAAGCTCAGTTTTCAGTGCTGAAATCATTGTATCCAAACCTTTCTGACTGCGGCATTTGCGCGCGCAATCATATCATTGGTTCTACGTCTGAGCGCCTCTTCTACCAACCGGTAGTTTTGCGGGCGGTTATCGCGAAAGCCTTTGTTTTCCAGTCGAATATTGACCTCGTTCTGGCCGCGCGCCATCTCCAGAAAGTTTGCCCAAGTATAACCGCCACCACGGTTTTCTTGTGCATCTTTAAAAGGTTGACCGAGCGGTAAAGCTCTGAGACGGCGATAACTAGCCGTGAAAGCGTAGCTCATGGAGCCAGAAGCAGCGCGGCGACTTCTGATCTCACGCTGCACCGCCAAAGCATAAACGTTTAATCGTTCACGATGTTTTTTTAATAAACGGCGGGCGCGCTCACGGTCGCGGTCGGTTATCTTTTTCTTAGCTAAAATTCTTCCGAGCTGTCGGCGCGTTTTATCTTGCACAGCCCCGAGACTACGGCGGGCGCGGGTAACATGTTTTTTTGCTACACGCAAGCCGGCCCCAGAATCGAGGGAAGCCATTGCAGCAGATTCAATTTCATCTGGCAACGGCCGCGCATCCCGAAACACGCGACTGAGCTCCCACATAAACCGTTGCGCCTGATCATGCAGAAAAACTGGAAACTCGCGAGATGACCGGATAGCGGCTTTATGAATCGCATTAGAAAATTCTTTGACTCCTTTGATGTCGATCGTAATCATGCAAGCTCCTCCAAGCGATCTATAGTAGTGCTAAGCCGCCAAGTGACGCCGTCGGCAGGTGGTGTGACCTGTAAAATGGTATAAACGGTGTCCCCCCGCTCAAGCTGCATTCCAACGCGGAAAGGTACAGAGAGCGCGGCGGCATCCGTCTTAACCCAGATTTCAGCTTTTGCGGTGGGCGTGGTGTTATTAAGAAAATCCAAGGCGTTGTCATCATGCACTCGGACAACACCTTGGACCGTGTTTCCTTCGCAGAAAAAAGTCTCGCCATGAGTTTGAATTAAGCTATCAAACCCACTCTTTAACATTTTCTGCGCTGCATTCATTTTTTTAACCTGCGCCAGTGACTGTCAAAGTGCCAGCCACATAGCTAATATCGTAATTATCAGAGGTTACACCGCTAAGTTTAACCACGTAGGTTCCTTCGGTTAAGTCAGTAAAGGCGCCAGTGATCTCAGTCTCACCATCACTCTCGTAAACCGTATAAACGGCGTTGGTTACGTCCAGAACGCTTGCGGTCTCAGAACCAGCGAACCCGTCGCCAGTGAAAGACCAACTAGGTTCTGAGCCACCCTCGGTGATGGTCTCATCATTGACAGTTAGCGCAAGCGCTTTCTTAACGATGGTAAGGGCTCCGGCGGTAAACGTGATAGCGTAGTTGGTTGAGGTGTACCCAGAAATTTCAACGGTGTACTCACCTGGCGATGCCTCAGCCACATTTGGAACAGGCTGATCACCTCCATCTTTAACTGCGTAGCTGGGCGAGCCGCCGAGCTTACTCTCGTCATCTTCTGCGACAAATCCAGCGAACTGCGGCTCCCAAGTTGGCGCTGCATCCCCGTACTCAATTTCTTCTGATTTAACCGTGACACCCAAGGGCGCTTGACTGACCGTCAAGGTGCCAGTGGCATAACTAAGAATGTACTTTTGAGAGGTTTTCCCTGACGGTGTGACAGTGTAGGTGCCAACATCGGAGCCCACATCGTAGTTGTGAGCAAAGACAAAGGCACCTTTCAGATCGTTACGTTTTGGTGTATCACCATCCGTGAATCCTGTGCAAGTTACTGTAAACTTAGGCTTTGCGGCGCCATATACAATACTTTTAGCGTCTACCGTGACCGTTAAGGTAGGCTGCGTAGTATACGGCACTCGTTTAGTTTTAAGGGGGATACCGCGGTGCCACTGTTCAAGCCACTCATAGGTATCACTGGCCTTCATCTCGGCCATGAAAGTCCGCTGAGCGACTGAGCTGGTCTCGGTGCCCTTTAAAAGGATTGGGCCGGTGCCATCGCGTTTAAATCCCAAGAGAATAGTTTTACTCATGGTTAAAAAACCTCCTTTCTTTAGGACTCCGAGATCATTCGGAGCAAGGAGAGTTTATTGAGCACCCCGACACCAAACAAACACTCATAAACAACGTTTACATTGCGCTTGGCGGCCTCGGCCCAAGTTTGACGACCGATTGAGAGGCCCGTGACGGGATCGCTGATAACCTCGTAATCGGCTATCTTTGAGACAGCGGGATCAACTTTATAAGGAGCGCCCACAACACCGATTGCATCCTTACGGCAGCAGAACCCGACTAATCGCTCACTGTTATCATTAATGAAATCAGAAGCGATAATATCGAATCCAAGCAGACGCGGCAAGATACCCTCGGCAGAAGTGGCAATCGCTTTCTCGGCGAGCCCTGCCCAGGTAATTAAGCGGGAATCGTTAAGCAATGCTTCCTCGTAGTCAAGATTGAGGTACATCCATCTGTTATTCCGCGGCCACTTAGCTTTATTACACGCTTTACGCGCGGCAGTAACATGATCACGGTCAAAGTCTTCGCTTTCCACGCCTTCAGCGGCAACTACACCCGAGAAATTATCAATCGTAACAATCTCAAGAACGGAATTAACGATTGCTTCTCTCAGGTCTTGCAACATAATTTCAAAATGCTTTGAAAGATGTTCATGCGGCTGAGCGTTTGAGGTGAGACTGTTATAGGTTAAGCCAACAGTTTTGTGCTTATCCAACTTAATTTCGATGCTCTCAACCTCGCGGCTGCCAGTTTGGAGGCCTTCGGCAGGATTGTAATTGATAACGGGATCATCCGGACGTTTAACGACTGCTACCTGCATCGTGTCTTTGCCCTTCCTCGGCAAGTCTGACCAAGTGGTAGTAAAACCATCCATAAAACCGCGCAATGGCTCAAAAAACTCTGTTAAGACTATATTAGTCTCGATAAAAGTTTCTTTGAGATCATCGCTCACTGTGACCGCGTTAGTGGCGAGCGCATCCTTGAGAAATCGGTTATGCGCAAACATAAGACCAAATTTCTCGTTAGTTTTACCAGCTTTATTCAAAGCAAGAAACTGTTCCTCGATATCCTTGACCGAGACAGAGCCGTGAACAGGCTCAATCACGGGAGCTTCTTTGACAGTTTTAGCTGGCAGCTTCTCAAGTTCAGCGCGCATTTCGGGGTTATCCATAATTTGGGTTACCCAAAAATCTTTGCTAGAGTTATCAATTTTACCTGCTTGAATCGCTGAATCGACAAACTTAGTTGCGTTGCGTTTATCAGTTTCTTTTTGTTTTGCCTGTAGTGCGGCAAGCTGCGCCTGCATTATAGCAATTTGCGCCTGATTAACTGGCGGTGGCTCGGGGCTGATAGGCTGTGGATCAGCTTGAGGCTCATCCTTTTTAGGCGGCTCAGGCTGCGGGGTTGGCTCAGGAGCGGGCTGCGGATCACTCTTGGGAGGCTCCGGCTGCGGCGTCGGCTGAGGCTGAGGATCCTTAACGACAGGATCAGCGGGATTATTAGTTTTATTAGGCATATTAGTTTCTCCTTTTGTAAATAATTTTTTAAATTTATTGGGCACGCTTAAGTTACCATGCAGTGGCAACGGCTCAAGCATCACGAACCCCTCTTCGATGATTTTATCAATAAAACCAAGCTCAAGCGCTTCCTGCGCATCCAGAAACGTGGTTTTATCCATCATCTCTGAAAGCTCTGATTCGCTCAAGCTAGTCTTGTCTGCATAAAGTCTAAGCGCAAAAGACTTATAGTTATCTAATACCTTAGCAGCATTCCTAAAATCGTTTGCATCGCCATCACGCACGGCGTTGGGATTATGGATCATGTAAAGGCCACCCTCCACCATGCTCACCGTATCGCAAGAGCAGGCAATCAGCGTTGCGGAAGACATGCAAACACCATCAATCACGCACTCAGTCCGACCACGGCGCTCAAGAATCAAAGCACAGATCGCTTGCGCTTCTGGCAACGCACCACCACGCGAGTTAATCCGGATTTTAACGGGATCATTTTTTGGAACCATTGCGAGAGCTGCGCCAAATGCGGTTGCAAAGTAGCCGGGTGTTTCATCGGTTTTAATACCGATGTTATCGTAAATTCTAATCTCGGCAATGGAGTCTTTAACCCCAACATTCACAACTTCAAACATCGTTTTACTTGGCATCTTCTAATTCCTCTTCATCTTCGTTTTTTTCAGTGGCACGCGGTGAAATGTTTCCTGCCAGGCTGGCAAGCCCGCGGCTAACTAGCTCTGGAATAGCCACGCCCTTTGACTTGGCTAGCGCGGCCACATCTTCATATTCCTGTAAAAGTTGATCGAAATGTTCTTTTGGGTCCTTCCCACGCCTTGCAAGGATATCCTCATAAGTGAAAAGACCATACCTGAGCCCTTTCTCAATAATCTCCATTTCATAACCGAGATCAGCGGTGATAGCGCGCGGTGGTAACACTGAACATTTCCACCAGTCAGGCGACCTGGTCTCATGTTTTTTTGCGCTTGCAACATGCTTGTAAATTCTGGCAAACCCATGAGCGAGCACTGCCCACTTGGCCACCATCGCCTCATTACAAACTTCCAGCACAATCCGCTGTTGGGTACCCTGCATATTGACTGGATGCACAAATTGACGCGTCAGGTCACATCCGATAAATACTTTGTTTACCAAATGATCAAAAAAACTGAGTGTGTTAGGCGAGGGCGTATCACTCTTAATATCACTTACCTTTGTGCCCTGTGGAACAAATTCAACCGTGGCACCCAAAGATTCTTTGATCGAGGTTTTCTGGTCGTCAGTAATAGTCGCAATTCTTTGAGCAAGCGCAGAGGGGTTCGCACCGCCTAACGCCTTGGCTCTGAGCTCCTGAAAATTAATTTTTTCGCCACCGGGCAGCTCTACAACAGTCAAACGTGAGGATCGATATTTTTCCTGATCCATCACGAAAGATTGAAGCATAAAGAGGTCAATAAAGTCGTTTATAACTGAGGTGCAAATCGGGATGCCGCGCCTTTGACCAAAACGCTCAGGATCGTAAAAGTGTATAACGTTCTCAGCGGCAAATCTGCGATAATTATTGTTTTTGAACATCGCTGAGACCTGATAAGCGATAGGACGGCCATATTGATTGAGGACGACGCCATCGGCAACATTGTTTTCTGAGCCCAAACCGAATGACCGGACGCGGTGCGCCTCAATCCATTGAATTTTAGGCTGCTCATTTTCCCAGCATAAAATAGCGAACGTTTCACCGTCTCTGTCCATCGCCATTGAGGCAATCGCCTGTGAGTGCTCAAAAGGTAGATCGCTACCCAGATCACCGTCCATACAAAACTGATCCCAGGCAACCCGCATGGTCTCATCAAACTTGGGATCGCCCGAATTGGGGATCACTGGCAGGCCACGCGGCCCAACGGTTAAAAGCTGACGCAAGTTTAAAATCTGCGCATAATAAGGCGAGTTGACAGCTATCCACCTAGAAGTATTCCGCAGCTGGGCGCAGTCCATGGATTTAGTGTCGACGTGAAAATCGCCCATCGAACCATAAACGGCAATCCGGCTAGGGGACAGATTAGCCCCTGAGTAAAACCCAAAATTACTGGCAAACTGTTTAAGTCTGTTTTTAACGCGCCTGCCAAAGGTCATAAGATAGCCCTCCTGTAGTCAATTATTTCGGACGTGTAAAAGCAATCGCCAATGTGCAAGTGAATCCAGTTTAAAATCTCTGCGTCGGTCGGGTCTTCGTTGCCGCCGCGCATTAGATCAGCTAACGCAAGCGCATGTAGTTGTCGCAACAGGTTAAGAAGCTGAATGATCTGCGCTGGTCGAAAAGAAGATACGAAGGAAAAAGTGGAAGAAGCTGAGTTAGCTGAGACACCTGTGAGTACTAAGCCATCTTGCGTTTTTTTGATCTGCGCAGCGCTAGCTCTTTTTATGGCGTCAAGAAGAGAGACGCCATCCGCACGTGCAGCATCGGCAATAAAATCTACCAGCTCAAAGGCGTATGCGCTAAGCTCACCCACGCCCAAATACTAACATGACCGGCAGACAACATAAACCTATCTAATGTTAAGTATTATTAAGAGTTATTAAGTTTCTGTGGATTTACGGATGTAGACTGAACCGTAGCTGAATTTTGTAGCGGCCAGCCACTCCCGAGCCTCCCTGAGTGTAGCTCGCCCACCGGGCATTGGAAAACCGCGATTGCACATCTGCTGAACATAACTGTAGCTGACACCCAACGCAGCGGCTAGTTCTTTGCGCGCGAGTAGTTTCTCACCTGGCCACACTCTAAATTTACTCATTCTCGGGGTCCTCACTCTTGACCGTTAATAAGATTGAATAGCTTGCAGCAGCCACAAGTTGGAGCACCTCACAATCAAACAGGTGATTGGGCCATTTATTTGAGATACGCGTCCAAGTGACCGTTCGACCAGCTTTGTCAATCTGGCGGCGCTCTCCGTCCATGTGTTTAAAATAGACACTGCGATTTGAAACTGCGATATCTGTCACTGCCCAGTCATATTGACTCTCGCCAATGCGCATCAATTCCAACTGATCTTTGAAAGCGTTGGCGTTATAATGAAGCACCATCAAAGAAACGTTATCAGAAATCACTTCTGCTTCTCCCCAGCCAAAAATTCGGGGCATACCAGTAGACTCATCCCTCCATGTGCGGTGCTGCGCGAACCCTTTTGACGGCGTCCACCCATAACAAATATAATCGGGGGAGCGCTCCATTTTACTTGAGACTAACTGCCCAGCGTTTGGATTAGCAATCACCTCTGAGTGCGTGATACACTCCTTGTAAATTCGTTGGGTGTCAAACCCCGAGTCTATAAAAACGAAAGGGTCCTTGATGCCATGCTTTTTTTGTGCAGCTTGCAACTGACGAAACGAGTTGCAACTACCGAAATCGACCAAATAAGAGTCTCCCCGCCGATTCCAAGCACGCACCAGCCACCAGAGATGAGGTCTGTTTAAATGATAGTCTGCCGTCAGGAATTTGAACCACTCCCCCTCATGCTGCATGGAACTTGAAATGATCTTCTCACGGCGCTTAGCAGCAGACTGCGCAATCCAAGGTTCCGCCAGCTCACCATTCGCAAAAGACCACAAAAGACCTGCACGTTTGTCTTTTATGAATTTGACTGCCATCACCCCAACGTTAGTCGCTGAGCTAGAAGAGGCATACAAAGAAGAGATGTGATAAGAACGCGTGGAAGCGTCAGTGATTGGATTAGTTGGTATCCACTCTCCATTTGGCATCATAGCAGCTTTATCACGATCAAAGATTTTACCTTTGCAAAATGGACACCGAAAATGAGCTGATTCTTTTACCCGCTGGTAATCCCAGGTTATACCAGTTTTAGCATCCTGATCCCAGTAAACAAAAGCTTCGTTCCCAAGTCGCGGCAAGGTGTAAAACGTTTCTGAAAAAGCAAGTGTCACGAGCTTCTGACAATGGATGCAAGGTAGGTGATATCGCCTCTGGTCACCTTTTAGGAATTCCTGCCACTCGGGACCATCCTCGATGGTTGGCGAGCTCGTAATCATGATAAAGCGATTGGAAAAGTCTTTACAGCGCATCTTAGCACGTGAAACGGCGTCACCCTCGCGAGTAGTCGAGATTGGATATTTACCAGTTTCATCCAAAAAAACCACTCTGGCAGGCGAGCCAGAAAGGCCGTCAGTGGAGTTTGAGTTGACAAATTCCACTATCGAGCCACCCAAATAGTAAAGCGATGTAGTGAGTGTTCGGCGCGGGTCTGTGATCAGGTCAGCAATCTCAGGCGATCTCTTTACCATCCGCTTAAACCGTGAGTCAGAAAACTTGCGATAGCCACGCTCAGTTGGCATAACCCAAAAAATACGGGAAGGTCGATTGATTATGGTGTACCCAGCGATTGCCATGAGCGCCGCGGTTTTACCTACCTGAGTGCCAGAGATGAGTGTGACCTCACGAATTTTGGGATCTGCAGCACAATCAATGATCTCGCGCATAAAATCACGACCGCGAGTGGAGAATGGCACGGTACGCCCTGGTTCGGAAAAAACGATGTTTTTACAAGCCCAGTCAGTGACTGAATCACGCGTTCTGGGTTTTAGAATGTTCTTAATATGGAGGAAAGCTTGACGAGTATCCACACCCAACTTATTCTTCATGGAAGTCCTCCTCGTTCGGTTTTTTTGGAGGCGGTTCAATTTCAAGCGGATCAACTTTAAATTCAGTTTCTACCGCCAGACAAAAACCTTCCAAGACTTCTATGATCACTTGGCGGATTTGTTCTTCAGCAAGCTCAGGCGTCTCGGGGGCAACTAACGTCGCCAAGCGCTCTGGCAACTCATTTAGGTTTTCCGAAAACATGGAAAACACTTTGGCAATCGCAATCTCAACATCACTCTTGAGTAGATAATCTTGTTTCTTTACCGCCAGGTCAAATTCAAGATGAGCAACCTGAATTTCATCTTTCCGTGACCGGCGCCCAAACCGATCCATGTACTCAGCGATAATTCTTCGGAGTGTCTCAGCCGCTGGAAAGTGATAGCCAACACGATGTATCACACCACGTTCAATCCATTTTCCTATGGTGCGACGATTCACTGGCCAAAACCATAAAAGGTCGTCGGTAGTGATTTCCCCTGGAATCGAGGGGAAAGCTCCTTTAACTTTCTCCGGTTTTTTTTTTAAATTATTTTTCTTCGGCGGCGACCCACGGCGGCGATTCGATTGGGTCGATGGCACCTCTTGATTTTTCTTCATGATATTTCCGATGGACTTCCTCGCGACCTTTAGCAGCCGAGATCATTGCGCTTGGATTGTTTTTTTGAGCAGCTAACTGAAACGCGGCATGTAACATCGCCATGCTCTGCCCAGCGATAATTGCGCGCTGCATTTCTGCCTGACCGATAAAGTGACAATAAGTTTCTAAAAGGCAACGTTCAAAGTCCACCGTCGGAAAAGCTTCCAACAACTTTCTTTTTGCAGTTTCGTTTCCCAAGCCAGCAGCCAGCAACCGAATCAAAAGTTGACTGGCCTCTTCAACAACTTTCTTTTGCGCTGCAAGCTTATTAGATTTACTTATCTTCTTTTTGCTCATTAGCTCTGCTAATCGTGAGGTGTCCTACAGCTCAGCTCAAGGCATCTCTAAAGAATCGGCCCTGAAAAAAAAATGAAACATGGGGGCAGTCTGAAATCGCGGGTACC